CAGAGCAGAGTATGCCCCATATCGTTATTGGATATATACAAACAGTGGAACCGCTGGAAGTTATACTCATTGATGATATAAACATTAGTCTGTCAGATCAGTCTGTTATTGTTCCTTCCGGAAAACAGCCGTTGCAAGCAGGCGATCAGTGGTACCTGCTAGCAGTGAATAGAAACAAAATATACTATTTCCTAGACAAAATATGAAGGGAGGACATGAAACATGGATGAAGACGAAAATGTTGATCTTGTTTCCAATGAGGAAGATGATCTGGAAGAAAGCATAATATATCGAACATACCGAATGGATTTTCAGAATAAGCGGATCATCGGTATGATTGATGGATTAGAAGCCGCCGGCCAGGGAATGTTTAAGGCATTGCAGACGAGAAGATATGCCTATGAAATATACGATGATCAATATGGCAGTGACATTATGAATAAATTAGGCAACATTGATTTATCTCCTGATTATCTGGAAGCTGATATGCCAGTAATGATATCAGATGCCTTTTTGAACATGGAGGAAATCTTAGAAATTGACGATTTACAGTTTGAAATATTAGATGTGGATTCCATCTATGTTTCATTTGCAGCATCGACCATATTTGGCGATACCATAATAGAGGGGGACATAAGCAATGGCTGATACGATGGAGAAAAAAATACAGGATTTTAAAACAGCGATGGCAGCAATGCTTGCAAATGCCCCGTTGGAAGTTGATACAGAACTCGTGCAGAAGCTGAAAAACATTGAAGATTTACCTTTGAATGAGATCACACAGGATGTTCTGATTGAACAGTTCTATGACATGGGAGAATATCTGAATGTAGACACGAGACAGGGAAGCATTTACTGGGATGCATCTATGGGAAGCATTATCCGAACCAGTACATTCCTTGAACAGTTGAAAATGGTAAAAGAGATCATATCTATTTTCACATGTACAGGTGATGTACTAGATGAAAAAATGATGGAGCGAGGATTGACGAGAAATCCAGCGAATCCTACGCCAGCTACATATTACGTCTCATTTGTTGGCATGGTTCCAGAAATGGATTCTAAAATGTCAGTAGACGATTATTTTTTTACCTTATCCAGTGATTCAGAGGGAAGATACATTCTTATATCCGAAGATATGGGAACCGACATGAATAATCTGGCATCTGGAACTAAGGTTATTCCTGAACTGGATGTAGACGGACTTATCAGCGCAACCCTCGGAGAGCTGGCTATTCCTGCAATTGATGCAGAAAGCGATGATTCGGCAAGGGAACGTTTAATAAACCGAATCTCAGGGCCAGACGAGAATGGAAATAAATCTCAGGTGCGTACATGGTGCGAATCTGTGGAAGGTGTAGGAGCAGCACGAATCATTCCCTTATGGAAAGGACCATATACAGTAAAGGGCGTTATCATTTCAGCGGTTGGAGGAGTACCATCACAGACAGTTATAGATAATGTCCAGAATTATATCGATCCTGGATGTACAGGAATGGGTGAAGGAGTTGCAAATATAGGACAGTTCTTTACTGCCGTAGCTGTTGAAGCAGTGAAGATTGACATTACAGTTTCTGTGTTGAAAAAAAGTGATGCGACATATTCAGGAATACAGGAAGCGTTCAAAAACCTTTTACAGAAATATTTTGTCGAAATGTCACTGGAAGAATATACAAACGGTATGGCAATCCGCTACGCACATGTTGGCTCCATACTTGAAAATATGGACGAGGTTATTGATTATGACGAACTGAAACTGAATGGGAACTCAGCAAATATTACCTTTTCTATTTTGCAGATTCCTATACTGGGGGAGGTGACTGTCGATGGAAATATTTTATAATTCATCTTCACCTGGATATGAAGAAATTGTCAGCTACGGTCCAAAGTGGTGGACAGAGTACAGAGAAATGAATGCCGTCTATATGTTTGAAGGGTGGCTTCTGGATATTCTGGCAAAGAAGATGGAGCAGGAGGTTAAGAACCTGTTTCCTTCACAGGCCGATCTTCCAACTTTACTTGCGTATGAAAGGATGCTTGGAATTGAACACGATGCAGAGCTTACCATTGAAGAACGGCGAAGAATAGTTGAAATATATTATTCTGGAACCGGTCATTTGAGTGGCAGCGTTATTTTGCAGCTCATCAAGGCATATACCGGACACGAAGGAAAAGTGTACTGGGATGGAGACACTCTGTGTGTTGAATTTAACAACAACGATAGTGGCTTTATTTCTTTAGGAATACTGCAGAAAATCATCAGTAGGAGAATACCGGCGCACATTCCTTTCCAGACGAAATGCACATGTAAAGTAAGCCTTGGGTTAAGCATAGAAACAGAAGCGTGGGAGAAGCGTTTTATACAGGCAGGCTTGCTTCCAGACGTAAATATGGGATTAGGCATAGCCTGTGACGGAATTACTGTAAAAGCAGCGGTACAGGCTGTAAAAGCAGTATACCCAGTAGCCGGTGATTCTGGAGATGCCGGTATATATCCAATAATCAGTACCGAATTGCAGACAGCAGGAGGAGATGTACTTCCGAAGGTAAAAACCGAAAGCTGGAAAGTAGTATATCCTATCTGCGGTGATGCATTAGGAATATAAAAAGAAGGAGGTTCCAGAATGGCATTACTTACAAGTGCAGCTATTCAGGGGTATCGTGATTATACGAAACGCCGGATTGCATATGCAAAGTACAAAGTAGGCTCAACCTATTACAAGGTGCCGATTGAATCGGTAACAACTACTTCCGACGGAATGCTAGAGATAGCTTTCAAGATTGAGTTATCTTCCAGATCCGGTGAAGTGTCAGAAGTGCAGCTGTATGATACAGATAACCAGTTATGGCTCTCTAAGACAGAACGATTGAAAATGGATTCTGTTGCAGAGGGCTTTTCTTATATCGTGCAGTTGGAAATATCAGAAGTCCTGAGAACATCATAACGGAAAGAAGGTGAGAAAATGAGAAGTCTTGTAAACTGGAAAGACATGGTATGCGAATTTCCAAATAGATTCGCACAGACTGTTGAGGGGGACAAGGTTACCTTGCAGAGATCACCTGGAACAGTAAGAACACAGGGAACTCCGCAGAATGCAACAAATTTCAATATTATGGATTTGGCAGCACTGGAAGCTATGCTGATGTCTTCCGAAGCAATGAGAATGTTGCTGAGACAGAATGAGGAGCTGAAAGGAATTACTGGAGAGGTAATCGAGGCTACTCTGACGAATAGCCAGGTATATCCACATAACAATTCCATCAAAACCTTACAGATTGTTACTCCAAGAAATACCAAGGATTATACGATCACTGTTGAGGTTGTGAGCGTTACCGGTGGTGCGGCTGGTGAATTTGAAATCAGCGACAAATTACTGAATGGATTCAAAATCAAATATACCGGTTCTGCTTCAAGCGTTGCAGTTCGGTGTTATGTGAGAGGAGGCATCTAAAATGGCGAATGTGATCATTCCGAATCAGGAAAGAAGAGCGGATGCAGAATTTATCATGAAATCTTACGGTGTGGATAGAAATAATTCTGCAATGAGAGAAGCTGCGGAAGTGGCAGCGGCAAGAACTAACGAGGCAGTCAGATCAGCAGAGAACAGGAGGAAGTATTACTGATGAAAGTTATCAAATTACCTGAAAATGGTACAAATTTTGTAGATTATGAAATCAGTGGAAAATCCATTGATTTTGGTGATGGAGAAATGTCTTTCCGGGTTGACAAAAAAGAAAGAGACTACGAAGTGACTATTGATATCTGCCAGGATTATACCGGTGGTCTTGTGATGGGAGCCAGCGCCGGTGACAAATATGTAGCTCAGCTTACTATCCCAGCAAGGGAATATACAGAAACAGAGAAAGAAAATCCGAATTATAATCCGGATGCAGAAGTGGGAACCGAACAGCCAACCATTATGGAACGCAAACCGGTTCCTTTTTCTATGGACAAATGCACACTGACATTATGGGAAATGGAGGAGTAAACAATGCCGAATTTTGACGATTTAAAGTTATCTATTGAAGCACTGTCCGGTGGGAAAAACACCGTATTATTTGATGATCTGGGAATGCCTTCTGTAATGGTTCCATTCCCGAAACTGAAAATGTCCGACCTGATTGCAGGAGGAAGTGAAAACATTCACCCGGCATTCAGTGTGGACGGAGTAGAAAAGAGCGTTATCTATGTTTCAAAATATCAGAACATTGTCCTGAATGAACGTGGATATTCCCTCCCGATGCGTGACCCAAGGGCAAGCCTTAATTTCGATCAGGCAGTTACATATTGTCGAAATAAAGGGAAAGGATGGAGCCTTACACCTTATTCCCTGTGGTCTGCTATTGCTTTATGGTGTCGTAAAAACGGAACCATGCCGAGAGGCAATAACAATTACGGAGCCGATCACGCATATGGACATGAAAAAGGCGTTCCGACTTATTACGAGAGTGGGAAAATTGCCAGATGCGCAACCGGATCCGGACCGAATACATGGAACCATAACTGGATGCCTGATGGAATTGCAGACCTGAACGGTAATGTTTGGGAATGGTGTGCAGGTATGCGACTGATGAATGGGGAAATCCAGATCATTCCATATGCAAACTGCATGGCCGCTGATGCAAGCATGGGTGCAAGCTCCACCCTTTGGAAAGCCATTGCAGCAGATGGCACACTGGTTGAGCCTGGAACTGCCGGCACTCTGAAATGGGATGTTGTTTCTGGAAAGATTCAGCTTACCAAAGGAGATATTACACCGAAAGATCAGGGTAACTGGTTACCATACAATAACATGACATTAGGAGATGGACTTTCAGCAGCTCCTGAGCTGGCAAAAGCTCTCCTCCTGTACCCGGATGAGCCGAATGGAGATTACGGTGGAGATTATCATGGACTGAATACTTCGGGAGAGCGTTTGCCGCGCTGTGGTGGCAACTGGAACAACACCTCGAATGCTGGTGTGTTCAACGTGAACCTGTACTCTCCACGTTCCTACTCGAACGCGACCCTCGGCTTCCGCTCCGCTTACTGTGAACTGTAAAACTGAGAACTGTGTACTGTTCTGCCCTACGGTAGTAGGGCAGTAGAAAAATGGAGGCTGCGAAAGTATGGAGGAAAGCCAGAACACCGGAACTGTCACAAAAGATGATTCCTTCCAGATTCTTCAGAAGGTCGAAGACATGATAGACTATGCATATCCGCTTATAAAGAGATGGAGCGTAGCCGATAAATATGCCATTGGAAATGATCTGATGGATTGCATGAAGAAATTACTTCGATTATCAGTAGATATCAGGGAGAAATATTACAAGAAAACTACTCTTGGAGATTTTGACAGGGAGAATAAAGCTCTGCAAGAATTTATCAAAGTAGCATATGATCTGAATATTCTGAAAGGACTGTCCAGCTACAAAGAATGGACTAGACGTTCAGAAGAAATAGGCAGAATGATAGGCGGTTTTATTAATACGGTGAATGGAGCAAACTCTGATGCTGACAATACGGCTACTCAGCAGCAGAAATCTTCCAGATATGGAAACAGCCGATATAAAAGACATTGAGTATTTTCGTAGGGAATGGGTTATAGCGTTTGCCGATCTGTGGTGGCAACTGGAACAACACCTCGAATGCTGGTGTGTTCAACGTGAACCTGAACAATCCACGTTCCAACTCGAACACGAACATCGGCTTCCGCTCCGCTCTACCCTCAGATGCCAGAATCGGAAACTCCAAGGACTACCGACAGTGCGAGGGGATAAAGGAACCTGTTTCCACTCCGGCTGAAAAGCAGGAGAAAAATGGTGCTATGTTGATGGCGTTCTGCAGATGTGGCATCGGTTGTGGAGGCTGCCAGTACCTATGAGAAAACCGCCAAACACAACGAAATAATGAAAAAACAGAGGGAAAATCAATGAAAATCAAGCATGTTTTTGACTTGATATTCTCTGACGATAATCTGTATGAGGCAATCCAAGATGCGTCAAAAGGCAGAAGATACAACAAAGATGTTCTTCGCGTCCAGCACGATATTTGGAATGTCATTGAACAGATACAACAGGATGTACGCTCTGGTAAATATACGATTGATAAGTATTATATCTTTTATGTTTATGAACCTAAAAAGAGAATGATCATGTCAATCACGTTTTATCACCGCATTGTGCAATGGGCGATATATCGTGTCATAAATCCCCTGTTGGTAAAAGGATATATCAAAGATACTTACGGCTGTATTCCTGGAAGGGGTTCACTTGCTGCCATGCAAAGACTGCGGTATTGGATAAAATCCGTAGAACATAAGCCTGGCACATGGTATTACCTTAAACTGGATATCAGCAAATATTTTTACCGGATATCTCA